AGAGGTGCTGGAAAAGGACCTAAAATTTACAAAGATATTTTAGATGGTAAATCAATTTTAGAAAGAAATTTCAGATTGATGCAATTAGAGAATCCAGAAATATCATCCAATACAAGAATGAAGATTAACGCCAAATATCAGGAGAATGTATCCAAATTGGATAAACTATCTTTTATTAAAAAGGCAATGAGTATGAAAGTAATTGATGCACTCGGTGATGTAAATAGCTGGGTAGTAAAAACTTTCGGAACAATAAGTAAATATAGTAAATAACAATTAAACACGGAGATAAAATCTATGAAGTGCATTAAAAGTAAAGAAGGAGAAATCCGCAGAGTAGCAGAGTTAGAAGCTGACCAAAAGGTAGCAAATTACGGATGGGTATTCGTTCCCAAATCAGAGTGGAAAGCCCTACGTCCAAAGAAAGAGGACAAACCAAAAGTAGAGGTAGACACAAATTTATCAATTGAAGAAAAAAGATTAGCAAGAAAGAAGAAGGATAAAAAATAATGGAAGCAATAGACAATCTACAAAAGTTCGGACAATCATACCAAGCTAAAGTAGTTGCATCATTATTAGAATCACAACCTTTCTTAAATCAAGTTTCAGATATAACCAAAAAAGATTTTTTTGAGTTAGAGGCAGATAGATGGATAGTTGATGAAATCGTATCCTATAATCAGGTAAGTAATGCAGCACCCACATTAGATGTATTCAAAGTTAAATTGAGTGCAATAGAAACAGATGCGCAGAAGAAAATGATTGTAGATAGATTGCAACAAATCTACGATTTATTTGGTTCACCTGATGCTGATTTTATTAAAAAAGAGTATCTACAATTCTGTAAAAGACAGAAACTTAAATCTGCAATTTTCCAATCAGTAGACTTATTACAAAGTGGTAAGTACGATGAGGTAGGGACAATCATTCAGGATGCTTTAAGAGCTGGTTTAGAAAACAATTTAGGACACGATTACTTTTTAGATATTCTATATCGTTTAGAAGATGTAAAGAGAAATTCCGTACCAACTGGTTGGGCACCAATCAACGAATTAATGGATGGTGGGTTAGGACCAGGTGAGTTGGGTGTTGTAGTAGCACCATCGGGTATAGGTAAGACTTGGTTGTTATGTAAGTTGGGTGCAGATGCAGTAGCAAGGGGTTTCAACGTATTACATTATAGTTTGGAGTTAAGTGAGAACTATGTAGGTTGTAGATACGATACAATTTATACAGGTATTCCTTTAGCAGAATTGAAGAACAACAAAGAAGAAATCCAAAGAAAGTTAAAAAACTATACATCCCGTTTGATGATTAAAAATTATCCAAACAGAGGTGCTAGTGTTAAAACTATGAAATCTCACATTGATAAATTGAGAGCAACTGGATTCGTTCCACATCTTATCATTGTAGATTATGCCGATTTACTTAAACCTGTAAATAAACGAGATGGTTTATACGCAGAGTTGGGTGGAGTGTACGAAGAACTACGAGGTATGGGTGGAGAAATTGGTGTTCCAATTTGGACGGCATCACAAACCAATAGAGGTGCATTAGAAGATGAAGTAATTCACGCAGATTCAATTGCAGATAGTTACGCTAAAGTAATGACGGCCGATTTTATTATGAGTGTATCTCGTAAGGATAAAGATAAGTTGGCAAATACTGCAAGGGTACACGTGATGAAGAACAGATTTGGACCTGATGGTTTAACGTTCCCAACAAAGATGGATACGATGAAGGGTGAGATAGAAATATACGATGCACAATCATCAAATGGTATTATGGCAACTAAAGAAAGTAATAATGGAGTTCACATTGAAAAGAAATTATTACACAAAAAGTATCTGGAAACCATGCCAACTGATATGGGCTAACATCCAAAAATACTACCACACTTACATAGAAAAATCCTATGAAAAGTTGGGTTGAAAAGGGTGTATATACAATACTTATCTATACCTAAAATTAAAAATAGATAAAAAATATGAGCAAATTATTTACAGAGAGGGTAGCATATAAACCATTTGAATATCCGGTTTATTATACAGAGGGTTGGTTATTACAAGCTCAAGCATTTTGGTTGCATACGGAGATTCCAATGCAAGGAGATGTTAAAGATTGGAATGAAAACTTATCACCATCTGAAAAACATTTAGTTGGAAATATTCTTTTGGGTTTTGCTCAAACAGAATGTGCAGTTTCTGACTATTGGACAGGTATGGTTACTAAATGGTTTCCAAAGCATGAGATTAGACAAATGGCAATGTTGTTTGGTTCACAAGAAACAATACATTCAGTTGCATATTCTTACTTAAACGAAACTTTAGGATTAGATGATTTCGCAGGTTTTATGCATGATGCAGTTATGAAAGAAAGATTTGAACTTCTTACTAACACAACTGCTGAATGGACACCTGAAGATTTAAAAACAAATCATCAAGCCAGAGTTGAGGTAGCAAGAAGTTTAGCTATATTTTCTGCATTTACAGAGGGTGTAGCATTGTATTCATCATTCGCAGTTTTGTATTCATTCCAAATGAGAAATCTATTGAAAGGAATTGGACAACAAATGAAGTGGAGTGTAAGAGATGAATCACTACATTCTAAAATGGGTTGTCAATTATTCAGACATATGTGTGATGAGTACCCTGAATTGTTAGAAGAAGCTAAAGCTGATGTATATAAAGCAGCTAAAATGATTAGAGATTTGGAACACAAATTCATTGATAAGATTTTTGAAATGGGCGATTTGGAAAACCTTAAAAAAGCTGACCTAAAAGAATTTATTACAAAGAGAGTTAATGAAAAGTTGGTAGAATTGGGATACAATTCAACTAAAGGTGAAGATGGATACTTTGAATTTAATGAAAAGAAAGCATCTGAATTGGATTGGTTTTATCATCTAACAGGTGGGGTTACACATACCGATTTCTTTGCAATGAGACCAACTGATTATTCAAAAGCAGGTGAAGGGGAAGATTGGGGAGATATATTTTAATTAAATTATGAGAAATTACGGAGAAGAATTTGGTTGGGAAGTTGATGTAGACTTCCCACAATGGGGAAATAATGAGATATATGTAAAGACTATATCCAAAGGTTACTTACAAGATGGTGAGAAACCAAAGGATGCGTATTGGCGTGTATCTACAAAGGTAGCACAAAGATTGGGTAAACCACAACTTGCTACAAAGTTTTTTGATTACATTTGGAAAGGGTGGTTGTGTTTAGCTACACCTGTATTATCAAACACAGGTACAGATAGAGGTTTACCAATCTCTTGTTTTGGTATTGATGTGGGTGATAGTATCTATGAGATTGGTTCAAAGAATTTAGAATTGATGTTGTTGGCAAAGCATGGTGGTGGTGTTGGTATTGGTATAAACCAAATCAGACCAGCAGGTGCAAAGATTACGGGTAATGGTACATCGGATGGTGTAGTTCCATTCTGTAAAATATACGATTCAACTATCCTAGCTACAAATCAGGGTTCAGTTCGTAGAGGTGCAGCATCTGTAAATATGAACATCGAACACAAAGATTTTGAAGATTGGTTGGAGATTAGAGAACCAAAGGGTGATGTGAATCGTCAATCACTAAACATGCACCAATGTGCAGTAGTGGGTGATAAGTTTATGCGTAAGTTGCAAGATGGTGAAACTGAAGCTCGTAGAAAATGGGGTAAGTTATTACAAAAAAGAAAGGCAACTGGTGAACCATATATTATGTATAAAGGTAATGTTAATAAACAAAACCCAGAAGCATATAAAAAGAATGGTTTGAAGGTGTATATGACTAATATTTGTAGTGAGATTGTATTACACACAGATGAATCACATTCATTTGTATGCTGTTTATCATCACTCAATTTAGCTAAATACGATGAGTGGAAAGATACCGATTTAGTATATACTGCTACGATGTTTTTAGATGGTGTATTAGAGGAGTTTATCCAAAGAGCTAAAGGATTGGTTGGATTTGATAATTCAGTTCGTTCAGCAGTAAAAGGAAGAGCATTAGGATTGGGTGTATTGGGATGGCACACATACCTACAACAAAAGGGTATCCCATTCGAAGGTTTGCCAGCACAATTCGAAACTCGTAAGATTTTCTCTCAAATGAAAATAGAAAGTGAAAGAGCGAGTAGAGATATGGGAGCAGAGTATGGAGAACCATTATGGTGTAGAGATACAGGTTTCCGTAACACTCACTTGAGAGCAGTAGCACCAACAGTATCAAACTCTAAATTGAGTGGTAATGTAAGTAGTGGTATCGAACCTTGGGCAGCAAACGTATTTACAGAACAAACCGCAAAAGGAACATTCATTCGTAAGAATCCAGAATTAGAGAAAGTATTAAAGAAAATGGGTAAGAACACCAAAGAAGTATGGGATAAAATCCTTGCAGATGGTGGTTCGGTACAAGATTTAGATTTTTTAGATGAGTGGTGTTTCTTTGAAGGAAAGTTAGTTCAATGTAACGAAGTAACTACCGAAGACCACATGCATAAATGTAGTTCGGTTAAAGATGTATTTAAAACATTTAAAGAAATAAACCAATTAGATTTAGTAAAGCAAGCTGGTGTTAGACAACAATATATAGACCAGGCAGTTTCTCTTAATTTAGCATTTCCTGCAACCGCAGAACCAAAGTGGATTAATCAGGTTACGATGGAAGCATGGAAAGAGGGTGTAAAAACTCTATACTATATGAGAACAGAATCGGTATTAAGAGGAGATATTGCGGCAAGAGCAATGGACCCTGAATGTGTTTCGTGTGAAGGATAAAATAAACAATAGTGTTATGGGTGAGAACTTATCAAATAAAAACAAAGAAT